GGCCGGAGCGGCGCTGCCACCTTTGCGCAGGCGCTGGAGCTGGCGGGCAGCATGAGCGGCACGGCGGCGGACATCAACTACATCCTGAGCACCGACGCCGGGCGGACGGCCCTTGAGATCGCCTACACCCAGGGCAAGGGCGAACGGATGCTCTACGCTGAAAAGATGGCCGGGCTGGGCGGGACACTTGGCAGCGAGAGCACCAGCGGCAGGGGCGAGGTATACGCCAAGGGTACGATGCGGCAGGAGAGCGACCCGGCCAGCCAGATCATCAGCCTGAACGCCGCGGCCACCGGCACGGATGCTGTGCTGAGGGATGTGCTGCAGAATGACCGGAACATCAGGGCCTATGTGGACACCGAGACGGCCCGGATCTTCTTCGGCGACAGTGCGCAGGACATCTTCGGCACGGTGCTGCACGAGGACTACCACTGGTACAACGCGCTGGACACCGAGGGCGCACGGACTTTGCAGGAGCACGCGCTGGAATATCTGGCGAAGAGCAGCGGCTACGAAAGCCTGGACGAGATGATCCGGGCGAAACTGCAGGATTACAGCGCCCAGAGCCTGACCTATGAGCAGGCAGCGGAGGAGCTGGTGGCCGACGCATGGCGGGGCATCTTTGACAGCGAGGAGAGCTTCAAGCGCTGGGTGACGTTCCAGCGCGGGCAGGCAGAGAAGAATGCAGGCAAGAGCGGCACCATCCACAAGGTGATGGAGCAGGTGCGGCAGATGCTGGATGGGCTCATCAGCCGGGCGAAGGAAGTGCTGACCATCGACCCGGACAACCGCGCCGCCCTGAAAGCGAAGCGGCTGGCCGAGGCCGAAAAGCGCGCTTTGCAGGACGAGTATTTCGCCCATGCAGAAAAGGCCATGGACAACCTGCGGGCGGCAAAAGAAAACGCCGCAACTCTCAAGACCGAGAGCGCGGCGGAAAAGCAGGGGGTTCGGCTTTCGATTTTGAAGGATAAGGCCGGAGAGACTTATATCAAAATCGACGAAGATATTCTGAAGGATGTCCCGCAGGAAGAGTGGAAGTCTACGGTCAAGCAGGCTATCAAGGAGCGTTTTCCGAACGGCTTTAAGCGGAACGGCTGGACGATTGAAAATACGAAAGAAAGCCGCAAAGAATTTGTCTGGTCAAAGTATACGAAAGCATTGCAGTGGGAGAGCGCAAATGCCTATGCAGATAAAATGCGGATAGCAGCCAATCTGGACGAGATCATCCGGACGGCAGACGAAGTATACCGTGAGCCTGCGAACCACAAGAATGCGGAAGCATTCAACCGGGGAAAAATCAAGATCCAAGTCGGGCAGAACGCCTATGAGGCGGATGTGCTGACGGCCATCAAAACGGACCAGCGGGAGATATTCTATGATATTGTGGACATTAAGTCCATAAAAATAGAGACCTCCGGCAAAGCCCACATAGAATCCGAAGATTCGAGGAGCAGCGGGCCGGAGGTCTCGGTAGAAGCCTCCGGTGGAACCGTCACCAAAACACAAAGTCATGATGCCAGCAGATTGCCGGAGGCTTCTAAGCAAAGTATAGCACGAACCTCCGACGAAAGCAAGAGAACCGACGAGGCTGTGAAGAAAACGGTGAGGTTCCAGCTAAGCGCTCCGGTGGAAGTAGGCAAAACCAAGGAACTGGTGGCTGTACATAATCTAACAGAAGAGAATCTGAAGGAGGCACTGGAACTGGGAGGTATGCCGTCGCCTTCTATCGCGGTGGTGAAGGCACAGGACGGCCACAGTAAGTATGGCCCCATCTCACTGGTGTTTGGGCCGGACAGCATTGACCCGCAGGCCAGCAGAGCAAACCGGGTGTATGGTTCGGATGCGTGGACGCCGACCAGGCCGAACGTGGAGTACGAGGTAAACAGCAAAGCGGCAGCTGATTTTGAAGATACTGTATATGAAGCCAGCCAGAGCGATTTTGAGGGAAAGTTTGCAAACAGCTCGTCGCTGCAGCGTATTGGTGTAGATGAGGTGAGCAGCGAAAATCGTGAGGAGTTAGCGCAGAAGCTCCAGCGGGATACTGCGGTGCAGCTGGCGTATCTGAAAGCTCAGGGCGAGAAGGTAGAACCCATATACAGGACGGAGAAGGAACAGTTCGATAGCCTCGGGAATGATTCACTGGAAAAAATCATCGAATATGCCGGGGCGGACGAACTCAAGAAAGTCTTCGAGGGAGGAGACTTTGACCTGATGGACAAGCTGGCCGACAAAGCAGCGGATGCACTGGAAGAAAAGTATACACACGGCTCGCTGGAAGGTCAGAATCGGCGATGGCAGATGCGTATCAATAAACTGCGCAATGAGAACCGTGGACGCCTGTATGGCCTGCTCGAACACGCGTATAAGATGATGACTGATACCAGCAATGGAAAAGTAGAGCTGGATGTGGAAGCTACTAGAGAAGCCATCCGGCAGGCGGCTCCCGAAGCAGCGGTGAAAAACTGGGTAAAGGAACAGCTTGGAAGTGTGCTGGAACAGAAAGGCATCCGAAACAGCAAAGACCGTTTCACACCCGGCGGAAAGAGACGAAGTTTTACGGAACTGCATAATCCCTATACACTGGAAAACCTTGTGGCGGCCATGAACGACCAGAACGCGCGGGGACAGGATGTGTGGGGGTTATCGGCCTCGACCCTGATGTCCACCACGACTGCCGAATACAAAAACCTCGACGAAGTGCGGGCGGACAAAGGCCGCCTGCAGCAGATGCCGGAGGAAGAGTATAAGGCGCTGCTGAAAAAGGCAGACCACCAGATCGAGGTTGTGATCGACAAGCTGCGCAGCGAGACAGAAGCCCACGCGGACAACAGCTTTGAAGAGCGGGAGATCCTTGGCGATATTTTGCTGCGGGCCGCGCAGGGCAGCCAGACAGCCGCAGCGATCGGCAAGGCATTTGCAAAAGAAGGCTACATCATTGGTAATGACACAGCCCAGATGATACGGCAGCTGTACAAAGATGTGGCCGCTATCCCTACCGGGTATTTTGAGGCGAAACCTCAACGTGCGGTGGGCTTTGATGAGGTAAAGGCAGCTGTCCTGCCGGACAACGCCAGCGAGACGCTGGTGAACAGTCTGAAGGAGCAGGGTGTGCCGGTATATCAGTACAAAGCCGGAGACGATGCCAAGCGCACCGAGATTTTGAACAAGCTGCCGAATGTACGTTTCCAGAAGGCCGAGCAGGCCGACCGGGAGGCAAAGCAGAACCAGCAGCGGCAGGCCAGCCGGGTACTGGCGGAGAAGGCGGCGGCCTTTGATACTCTGAACCAGTTCTTCGGCCTGACGAAGAACACCCGGCTCTCGGACGCGGCCCTCGAGAGCCTCGCCATCCGGTGGACCAAGACCAACGGCAGCCGGGCCGACCGGACGAAGCTGGCAAACGAGACGCGGGCGCTGGTGGAGTATCTGCGCTCGGAGGGCGCGGACATGGCCAAGGCGCAGGGACTGGCCGAGACGCTGGCGGGCGAGGTGCTGGACGAGGCCACCGACCGGAACACGGAACTCTGGGATGAGTACCCCGACCTGCATGACCTGACCTACACGGTAGACAAGAACGGCAAAGCCAAGGCCGAGCTTGTGAAGCGGTACGGAAGCTGGACAGAGGCGGTGGCCGAGGCCCGGCGCCACGGCGTGAAGCTGCGGCAGGCGGAGGGATACCGGGACGGCAACCCGGCGGAACAGTACGAGTCCATCGTGAACGGCACCCGGGCCGTGGGCGGCGTGAAGGAGAGCGCTGCGGCACTCTTCCGCTCGGCGGCACAGGAAGCGGGCGTGGCGGGCGCAGCCAGCATGGAGAGCACGGAATGGCTCGACGTGCTGATGAACGTACACGACACCATCAAGCCCAAAATGATGAGCCGGTTTGCGGACGCTGCCGAATACGAGGACGCCAAGGTGGAACTGGCGGGCCGGATGATCGGCGACATCATGAGCCACCCGGAGATGACCGATGCCGAGGCGGTGTTTGAGGGCATCCTGAAACACAACCGGGAGGTGGCCGCCATGGCCGCCGGCAGCGAGGAGCGGGCGGCTGAGGTGACGAAGGGGCTGAAGAGCGTGCAGCAGGCCCAGCGGAAGGCTTTTGCCGACCGGATGCGGGAAAACAGCCGCAGCCAGAGCGCCGAGGTCAAGAGCGTGAGCCGGGCAGAACGACAGCTCAACGAGAATCTGGAAACGCTGGGCGCACAGGTGAGCACAGCAGCGGGTCTCGACGAGAAGATGACTGCTCTGCGGGAGGCCTACGAGCGAGAATGGAAGGCCGAAAAGAACCGGATGAAGCAGGCCCGGCAGGAGATGCTGGACGAGATAAAGCTGGAGCGCCGACAGCTGCGCTCCCAGATCGACGATCTGGCCCGGCAGGTGGCCGGAGAGCAGCGGAGAGCCGACCGGGCGGAGCATCAGCTGCTGGTACAGGAAAACGAGATTATGGAATGGGAAGCCGAGAACCAGCGCAAGGCCGAAGCGTGGCAGGAAAAGCAGGCCCAGCGGAATGCGATCGCCATTGAAACGGCCCGGCAGCAGCGGGACGAGGACGTGGCCGTGGCAAAGGCACTGGCCGAAAAGCGGGTACAGAAAGCCCGGGAAGGACGGAAGGCGGACGAACTGAAACGGAGCATCCGGAACAATGCCGCCCAGCTCAACCAGATGGTGCTGCGGCCGAAGCCCGGGAAATATGTACAGAAGAGCCTCATCGTGCAGGCCGCTGAGGTAGCGAAGCTGGCGGACATGGCAGTGCTGAACAACAACGCCCTGACCAAGCTGACCGCCCTGCAGGACAGCATCCGGCGCAGCGGAGAGATGGACGCCGGCATCCACGCCGACTGGGAGAACAGCGGCGTGGAAAACCTCATCCAGATGCTGCGGGACGACATGAACGCCAGCAAGCAGGCAAAACTGGACCGGCTGAACAAGCAGCTGGAAGAAGCCAAGGCCCTGCCGGACGGCGACAAGGCCGAACAGCTGCGGGACCGGCTGCGCCAGCGTATCCGGGAGACGGAGAACCGCACCTATCTGCCCATGACGGTAGACCAGCTGCGGATGCTGAAGGCCATCACGGCCAGCACCCTGCACATGATCCGGACCGAGAACAAGACCCTGAGCCTTGCGAGGGCCGAAGAAGTGGACGGCATGGCCATGAAGGCCGCCCACGAGGTGCTGAACTCGGAGGGCAACGGCTTCGGAGAGAAATTTGAAAAGGCGAAGGGCGCGATGAACCGCTACCAGCTGGACATGCTGGGCGGAACGAGAATGTTCCGGCGTCTGGGCGGCTACACCAAAAACGGCCAGATGGAGAAGCTGGGGCAGATGCTGAACGACGGCCAGCGGCGACAGACGGAGATCCTGGTAGAAGGCGAAAGCCTGTTTGCCAACGTGACCGGCAAGGAACACCTGAAAGAGGTGGAAGCTTTTGCCGGGCCGGGGGCGGAGCTGGTGGACATCGGATTGAAGGACAGCAAGGGCAATGCCGTGCCGCTGAACCACGCACAGCTGTGCAGTCTGTATATGCTGCTGCGCAACGAGGACAGCCGCCACCACCTGATGACCGGCGGCCTGACCCTGCCGGACGCTGTCCAGTACGCCAAGGGCAACATCGAGAGAGCCTACCAGCGCAGCCAGACCGTGATGCTGGGGACGCTGGTGGGCGCCGACGGCGTCCCCATGGCCGACACCATTTTGCAGACGGTACAGGACGCCATGACGGACTATGACCGAAACTGGTGCAAGGACATGGAGGACTTTTTCGGGCGGTACACCACGAACCTCATCAACGAGACCAGCATGAAGCTGCTGGGCTACGACCGGGCCACCGTGAAGAACTACTACCCCATCGCGGTAGACCGGAGCACGCTGGCGACGGAGATCGAGGGCGTGAAGATGGATGCCACCATCGAGGGCCGGGGCTTTTTGAAGGAGCGCGTGAAGAGCGACAAGCCCATTTTGCTGGAAGAGTGCCAGAATGTGGTAAAGCGGAGCCTGCGGGACACGGCAGCCTATGCGGGCCTTGCGGCCCCCATCCGGGACGTGCAGCGGGTGCTGAACAGCACCGTGGAGACGGCGGAGGGCGTTGGTGTGCTGAAAGACAAGATCATCGGCGAGAAGTGGGGCAGGGAGACGGTAAGCTACATTAATGACCTGCTGACCGACCTGCAGACCAGGCAGCGGCACCGCAGCAGCACCATGAGCCGGGCGCTGGACAGGATGCGGGGCAACTACGCCGGAGCCATCCTGACCGTGAACCCGGGCGTGGCCATCGCGCAGGCGGCCAGTCTGCCCACGGCGGGCGCTGTGCTGGGAGCAGACACCATGGCGGCGGTGCTGCCCTTCGCAAAGAATTTCTCGGGCAAGCAGCGGGCCGCGGTGGAAGCAGAGATCCGCCGGCACGGAGACGCCCTGCTGCAATACCGGCTGCGGGGAACGAAGCGGGGCGAGATGAGCTCCATCGGCGCGCACAAAAACCTTGTGGCCAAAGCCTCGGAGGCCATGCCTGCCGTGACCGGCTGGATCACCGGCATGGACGAGATCACGGTGGCCGCGCTGTGGGAGGGCGCGAAGCGGTATGTGGAGCGCCACGCAGCGGAGTTCGGCGAGGGTGCCGCGGAGAAGGGCAGCGAAGCCTACTGGGAAGCCGTGAACAAGATGTACCAGCGGGTCATCGAGGAGACCCAGCCCAACTACACCACCATGCAGCGGGCGGGCATCCAGCGCAGTGACAATGAGTTTGTAAAGACGCTGACCATGTTTACCACCCAGCGCTTCCAGAACTACGGCATCCTGGCCGACGCCGTGGGCGACTACAAGGCTCAGAAGGCGCGGTACGCTGCCGACCAGAGCGCCGAGAACAAGGCCGAGGTACAGCGGGCCGGGCAGGGCCTGCGCCGGGCGGCGGCAAGCCAGGTCGTGCAGACGGCGGTGTTTGCCCTGATGAAGATCGGCGCAGACTTCTTGCTCCACCGGTGGGACAAGGAGCAGGACGAGAACGGCGACATCACGGCGGCCAGCGTGGGCAAGCGGTTCTTCGACCTGTACACCGAAAGCGCAGCCGGAAACTTTTTGTACGGAGCGGAGATCTACAGTGTTATCTCGAACGCCGCAAGCGGCGCGGACTACGACGTGGTGAGCGCCACCAATATCAGTGCGGTGAACGATCTGTTTGCCGCCTTTGTCAAGACCGCCAAGCTGCTGCGGACGGACACCGGCGAGATGAGCGAGGAAGAGCTGGCGGCGCACCACCAGAAGCTGAACAAGGCGGTGCTGAAGGACATCCAGTGCGGCCTTGAACTGTACGGTGTACCGGCGGCCAACATCCGGAAGGTGATGCAGGCGTTTGAAGGCTACTGGGAGGATGCACAGGCCATCGGCAGAGGCGAAGGGTTTAGCTTTAGCTCGACGCCCTCTTCAGCCACCGGACAGTACGACCGGCTGTACAACGCCATCCAGAGCGGGGACAGCGAGGAGGCTGCTGCGGCGATGAAGAAGCTGGAACAGATGAACAAGACGGACAAGGTGGACAGCGAGCTGGCAAGGCGGCTGAAGCAGTACGACGCCGACGTGCTGGCGGCGGCCGAGGCCCGGAACGCCGGGAAGACCCGGGCCGAGGAAAAGGCCCGGCAGGCCGTATTCGAGAAGCTGCGGGAGGGGCTGGGCGTCGCCCCCGCGACGGACAGAGCCAAGGGCAAAGCGGACGCGGCCCGGCGGGCGCAGCTCATCGACGTGGTGAACAAGGCGGTGGACGGCAAGGCGGACGAGCTGCTGGCGGGCAGCAAGGACGGCAGCATATACGACGCGCTCCTGGACGAAGTGGAAAATGGCCGGGCAAAGGACGCGCAGGAGGAGCTTGACCGCCTGATGACCGCAGGCAAGGACAAGGGCAGCATCAAGAGCAAGATCACCGAGGCCGTGAAGGAAGAGTATCTGGCCGGAAGCGACGGCGACCGGGAGAAACTGGAGAAGAAGCTGCTGGCCCTCGAGGACGCAGACGGAAACCCGCTGTACGAGGAAAAGAACTTTGCGCAGTGGGTGAGCGCTGCGGACAAGAAGGCCGAGAAGGCGAAGGACGAGAAGAGCTGGTGGGAGGGGGTGAAGTAAGATAAGAACGAGCACTCCGGCTGTGAGCCGGGGTGCTCGTTCTTTTATATGTCCGCAGTAGTTTTGAAGCAGGGGACGTGGTAGGCTGGAGAAGAAGAGGTCTTTAGAAACGGCAGCGGACCGGAAGAAAACCTCTCAGCTTTGCAGTCCGCCTGACGGCGGCGCTGCAAAGCAGCTCCCCTGGCGAGGGGGGCCTTTCTCAAAGGAAGGAGCTTCAGAGTGAAAGTAAGGATCATCAAAGACCGATTCGGCGGGATGGGCTGGCGGGCCGAGCCGGGGGTGCTGCACCTGGGCGGCGTAGGAACGGCGGGCGTGGCCAGCCTGAGTTTTGCGCTGCCGGAGGAGTGGAGCGGGATGGCCGTGACCCTGCACATCGAGCAGGAGGGCGGCACGCTGCCCCAGCCGGTGCTGCTGGACGAGAGCCGGGAAGTGACCATCGACCGACGCTTTACTGCCTCCCGGCAGGGGCTGTGGATGCTGCTGGCCCAGAGCGCGGACGGCTACACAGCCATGAGCTGCCCGGCGAAATACGACTGCTATGACACCATCGGGCTGTCGGGTACGGTGGAGGACATCGACCCCAGCGTATACGCCCAGTTTGTGGCGCTGGTGCAGCAGGCCGTGAACACGGCCATGAACGAGGGTGCAGCCGCAAAGGACGCGGCCAAGACGGCACAGGCGGCAATGGATGCCGCCCAGAAAGGCGCAGCCGCCACCCAGAAGGAGCGGATGAGCGCCGAGGACGCCGAGAGCGCCGCGGCCCTTGCGGCGGCAAGGACACGGGCAGACATCACAGCTGCGGCGGCGAGTGCTGCCAGCGCACTGGGTGCGGCAGCTGAGACACTGGACGCCTGCACCGCTGCCACTCAGGCAGCGAACCGGGCGGCGAACCTTGCCCCGAAAAAGGAGGAGCGCCGCCTGCTGATGCGTCTGCTGCGGGAAGCTGCCTACCAGACAAAGACCGCCGACACCCTGCTGGACCAGCTGAGCGGGGTATGGGCCGAGGTGCCGGTGGAGGCCGTGCGGCTGACCCGGGACAGCCTGACCCTGTATGCGGGAGAGCGGACGGCGCTGGGAGTCCGGATCAGCCCCGAGAATGCAACGGAGCAGACCGTGCTGTGGGAGAGCAGCGACGAGGCTGTGTCCGCTGTGGAGGACGGTGTCATTACGGCAAAGACCCCCGGCGGGACACGGATCACGGCCCGGGCAGACGGGTGCAGCGCAGAGTGCGCTGTGCTGGTAAAGCCGGCAGTGGAGCGGGTGAGCCTGAGCACCGACGCCCTGGCCCTGACGGCGGGTGAGACGGCGGTGCTGGACGCAGCCGCCGACCCGGAGGGCGACGTAGCGTGGATGAGCAGCGACGAGACCGTGGCCGAGGTGAGCGACGGCACCGTGACGGCCAAAAAGCCAGGCGCTGCGGCCATCCTCGCAGCCAGCGGCGGGAAATATGCCTGCTGTGCCGTGCGGGTGCGGGAGGCAGAGGTGCCGGTGGAGACCGTGGCCCTGAGCCAGACCGCCCTGACATTGAAGCCGGGGGAGACTGCGGCCCTGACGGCCACAGTCAGCCCGGAGGCCGCTGATCAGGCTGTGGTGTGGTACAGCGCCGACCCGGAGACCGCCAGCGTGACCGGAGGCGAGGTGGTGGCCATCTGCGCCGGAACGACGGAGATCGCGGCCATTGCGGGCGGCGTGAAGGCAGCGTGCAGCGTAACGGTGGCCGAGGACGGCCTGAGAGCCGCCAGCCTGATGCTGAGCGCCGGGACGCTGGAGCTGACGGAGGGCAGGACTGCCACCCTGACGGCCACGGTGCTGCCCACCAGCATCCCCCAGAGCAGCATCGTATGGACCAGCTCCAACGAAGAGGCTGCCGTGGTGGACGGCGGCATGGTGACGGCCCGCGCCGCCGGCGCGGCCCTCATCCGGGCCAGCGTGGGCGGCAAGACGGCCAGCTGCACCGTAACCGTAAAGGCGGCGAGGGTGCCGGTGAGCAGCGTGACGCTGGCCCGCAGCACCCTTGAGCTGAGCGTGGACGGCACGGCCCGGCTGACGGCCACGGTGCGGCCCGAGAACGCCGACGACCGCACCGTGGTGTGGCAGAGCAGCCGGGAGGACGTGGCCACCGTGAGCGGCGGAATCGTTCGGGGCGTGGCCGAGGGCAGCGCGCTCATCAGCGCCACGGCAGGCGGCGTAAAGGCCGAATGCAGCGTGACGGTGAGCCAGGCGCTGGTGTGGTGCAGCGTGGTGAACCGGCTGAGCCATGTGACCACCGACCAGACCGCCGTCGTGGTGGCGAAGGGCCGGGCCTACAAAGCCGCCCTGACCGCCGAGAGCGGGTACACCCTGACCGAGGTGAGCGTGAAGATGGGCAGCGAGGACGTTACCGGAAGTACGTGGAACGCCGAAGAGAGCTGCGTGAACATCGAGGCCGTGACCGGAAATGTGGTCGTCACGGCAAAGGCGGAGGTAAAAGAATGAGTGAACCGATCTATAACAGCGCTGGTGAGGTGCTGTATCCGGGGCTGGCAGGCGACGGGGCCGGATACCGGGGAAGCCGGCTTGTGACCCTGACGCCGGAGGGCTGGGAGAAAGCGGAAGGAACGTGGCCCCTGATGCAGGACGCACCGGTGCCGGAAGCAAAGACCGGCTATGCGGCTCTCGGATCCTACCCGGACAACTACGGCGCAGCGGCGCAGGAAGCAGGATGCCCGGCCTACTGCGAGGCGCGAGACGGCTTTGTCCGCTTTTACGCCAGGGCGAAGCCCTCCGGCGACATCCGGGTGCAGGTAACGCTGCTGGGCAACGCGGGCGGCGCTGCGGTGGCCGGGCCGGTGGCGGGGAGCGGCGTGAGGGTGGATCCTACTCTCACCATCTCCGGCGCGGCAGCGGACGCAGCGGCCACCGGTGTGCGCATCAAGCTGTTGGAGATAGTGCATGGCACAGATGTAAGCGGTATCAGCTTTGTTTCGGCCTTTGACACGCTTGACGGCGTGGAGCTGACGGGTGTGTGGAACAAGGCGGCGAGCCGGGTGGAGTTTTGAGAGGAAGGAGGATCAGAAATATGCAGATCAAAGACTTAGCCATTGGCGATGGCTTTGTATACCTGATGGAAGGCAGCACCAAAGTCAAGTTTTACGTGCTGGCCCACAACTACGAGAGCGGCCTGAACGGCAAGGGACGGACGCTGTTTTGCCGGGAGAGCCCGGCGACGAGCGGGACACATACTACGTCCGAGAAGAATACTTACACGCCCGATAGCAATAATGAGGCCACTTGGTATAAAAGAACCTATGTGAATAAGTTTTCAGACGAAGTGCGGGGCTTGATTGGCACGACAAAATATTCCGGTCAATATGCTAGTATATCTGTTTTACCTAATGGCACGCCGACTGGAACAGTACTTCACCGTGGCACATACGAGTCGAGCTTTTTCCCTGTTTCGGCAACGGAAGTCGGGGTCTCAGGCTTCTCCGACGGTTCTGCGCTTTCCTCAGCTGCAATCAGCAGAATCAGCAGTATTCGAACCCGCTACGGAAGCGGCATCTGGACGAGAAGTCCATCTAAGACCCTTACGTATCCTAGTTCGATGGATTGGTCAACTATTTATGGCTATGCCAACGGAAAATACATAGCTTCCGCAAGCGGCTCTAGTCTTTCGACTGCCGAAGGCACTTACGGCGCTTCTTACGGCTACCTCCCCTGCTTCACCCTGCCGGAAACGCTGTACATCGACAAGGACGGCTTCGCCTCGGCAAACCAGCCGCCGGAAATCGCTTCCGATGTGGGTGAGAGCGGCGTGGCACTGGGCGAGAAAAACGAGCCGTTTGCACTGCCCTTCACCGTGACCGACGGCGACGGAGACCCCATGACCATCACCGAAAAGGTGAACGGCGTGGCGCTGGCCGTCTGCGAGAATGTGGCCTCCGGCACCGAACTCACGGTACAGTGCCTGAGCGAGAAAGCCCTGTTCCAGCAGATCCTCAACGGGGAGAACACATTGGTTCTGAAAGCGGACGACAGCAAGACCTCGACAGACTGGACCGCTACCTTTACCAAAAATGTGACAAGCGCTGTCCTCTCGCTGGCCCAGCCCCTGACGGCGGACGACACCATCACCGTGGCGGCGCTGACGCTCGAAGGCAGTTTCCCGGCAGATATGAGCCTGACCGTGGAGATGACCAATAACGCACGGGACGATGCTCCCGTGTGGGAGAACTGCACCGACATCCAGCGCGGCGAGAGCCGGGCCTTTGCACACCACGCCTTTACCAACAAGACCGCCGCCAAGGGAGCGGCCTTTAACTACAAGGTGACGATCACCCGGGGAGCTTCCGGCGTCGGCGGCAATATCACCATGATCGGAGGTGTTATCGGATGAGTCTGCACAAAACAGAAAAGAGCCTGAAAGAGCTCCACCGGAAGCTGGAAGAGGAGCAGAAGCTCAGGGAGCTGCCCGGCCTCGTGGCGGAGATCGAGGACGCCATGTGTGAGCAGGATACAACATCAGAGAAGCGGCTGGCGGCTATCGAGGACTCGCTGTGCGAGCTGGATGCCGCCGTCAACAAGTAAGGAGGATTTCAAAATGGATAAAATCTGGGCGAACCGGCTCATCGCCGGTACAAAGACGTGGGCAGAGATGCCCGCACGCCGCCATACCGGAGTCAAAGCGGAGCTGGCAAAGCGGGTGGCCGACGGCGAGATCACTGCAGAGCGGTACAAGGAGATCACGGGGGAGGACTACGATGGGTAAGCTGCTGGAGCTGCTGGAAAAGCTGGTGCGGGCCATCTTTGGCCCGGGGGACGAGCGGGACACGGGCGGGCCTGAGCCTGCACCCCAAGCCCCCAAGGCAGAGGCTGTCGTCGGCTGGGAGGGCGACCCGCCCTACCGGTACATCGACGTGAGCCGGTATCAGGGCCTTATCGACTGGGCGCAGGTGGCAGCGGCGGGCTACAAGGGAGCAATGCTCAGGGCGGTGAGCACCAACCGCAAGCTCTCCAAGCGGGCAGACGGCCTGTATATCGACCCCACCTTTGAGTCCAACTACCGCAACGCCAAAGCTGCCGGTCTGGACGTGGGCGTCTACTACTACACCAATGCCACCAGTGAGGCGATGGCCGACGCAGAGCTTGCCCTGCTGCGGCAGGCGCTGCGGGGCAAGGAACTGACCCTGCCGGTGGCGGTGGACGTGGAGGAAAACAAGCTCAAGCCCATGAGCACCCTCGACCTCACCAACCTCACCGCCTACGCGCTGGAAAAGGTGGAGAAAATGGGCTTTTACGCCCAGCTGTACACCTACACCGGTTACAAGTACGAGCTGGACATGGCTCGGCTGTCCTCTCGGTGGGACGTCTGGCTTGCCGACTACACCGGCAAGACGCCCAACGTGACGTTTAACTACAACGCCCACCAACACACCAGCAAGGGCAGCGTGCCGGGCATCTCCGGCAACGTAGACCTCAACGTCACTACCCTCAACTATCCGAAAATCATCCGCAAGAAGGGCCTGACCCGTCTCCGGGAGGGCAAATGACCGAAAAAGAAGCTTTGCTGTGGGTGCTGGGCATCCTGGGCAGCCTGTGTGCTGCAGCCATCACCATCGACAAGGTGCTGGAAATCATCCACAAGTACATCAAAAAGGCACAGGAGCCGGACAACGCGCAGAACAAGCGTCTGGATGAGCTGGACAAGCGCATCGGCGCCTTGGAGCAGGGCCAGCTCCAACACACACAAGCCCTTGCCCGCGATCTGCGCCGCTTCGACGAAATCGACGAGGTGAGCCGTCTGACCCTCGACGGGGTGCGCAATCTGCTGGACGCCCAGCTCTCCGGCAACAACCGCGAGGGAATGCAGAAGAGCCGCACCGACATCGACAACTATCTGTTAAAAGGAGTGACCAATCATGGTAGCACTGGCAACTAAGCTTTTTGACCTTATCCCTGCCCCGGTGGCGGCAGTTCTCATGCTGGGCGGCTTTATCTTTTACGCCCTGGGCTGCATTCGGCTGGGCTACGGCGCAGCGGTAAAGCCGCTGGTGCTGGATCTCATCGAGCGGGCAGAGCAGGAGATCCAGGGGACAAAGCGCGGCGCAGAGCGCAAGGCGTGGGTCGTCAAGATGCTCCGGGCCGCCCTGAGTACCAGCAAATACGGCAGGCTTATCAGCTGGGCCATCACCGATGAGACCATCGGTGCGGTCATCCAGTTTTTCTTTGACCGGGCAAAGGCGGCGCTGCAAAAGCAGTAAGGAGGCATAATACATGGACTTGAGAAGCACTGTCGAAATGATGCTCAGAAAGGACATCCCATGAACGCACATATCACCACTCCCCGCACCGTATCCGCCGCCACCCTGGCCCGCACCGCCGTGCTGGCTCTGGCCCTCATCAACCAGATTCTGAGCGCCGCAGGCAAGCCCGTGCTGCCCATCGAGAGCGCCCAGCTCGAACAGCTCATCTCCACCGGCTTCACCACCGTGTCTGCGCTGGTCAACTGGTGGTTCAATAACAGCTTTACCAAGGAGGCCATTCAGGCCGACGCTGAGTTTGAGCGGCTGCGGAAGAGTGTGAAGTGAGGCGGACGGGCGGCAAGCGACCGGTAAATACGCAAAAACTGCGCCACCTTCCGCGCAAGGGAGGTGGCGCAAGAGGTGGCGCAGGTGGTTTCTGTTTTAACGAAGATATGTTATAAAATCGGAAATATTGACAGCCTCGTAATGAGCAGGTCGTCCGTTCGAATCGGATCAGTAGCTCCAAAAATCCTACAAATCAACGTCAAAATTTGACTGATTTGTAGGATTTTTTCTTATTTGCTCTAAGCCGGGCGAAGAAAACTGCAACAAAAACCGCAACATTGGGTGGCTCAAAATCGAAAATGGAGACTTTTTGGCAAAATTTTCAATGAATTAAGTAATAGATAATTGTTGTGAAATCGATTTGAGAAAAAGGACAGAACGGTGGATGTATGAACTTTCCAGAAGAACAGCTGGGTCGTGTTGGACAAAAATTCTCGGATATAGGGCGAAAAATCGAACATATCAAGACACTTGACTTGGTCAGCTGCGTCGCAGAGGTTGAACAGCTCTGCGGTGAGATTCAAGCCGCAACGGAAGAAATGAGGCATATACTTGCGCAGATGAAGTTCTAACAAACAAAAAAATCCCCCTCTGCACATAGAGTGCAAAGGGGGAGAAACTTCGACTTATGAGCCGATAAGCCAATCACTTTCAGGCTTAGCGATGAGACGAGCGTTGTTGTAAGCCATATCCAGCGTCAAACAGGTGTGCCCTGTGTAAACACCATTACGCGCACCAACTGCGAGCGATAAGTCAACCTTTTTAGGATCGCCCAAGCTAATAGGGAGCAAGAACTGAATGCGTCCGTGATAATACTGAGGCACAGCCGCCTTATAGTTTTCTTTTACGCGAATTTTTGCGTAATCCAATGCGGCCCGGAACAACATGGGGAGATTGCTCATATCCCTATACTGTTCTGGAATACGCTTGCGATTCCTTTCGTCTTCTAAAATGTGGTCGATATTGATACGCATTTCGAGACGGGTGTCAAACATCAAATCCGAAATGCTGTCAAAATAGCTTGCCCGTTCCGGCAAGGGGGAAATCTGACTAAGCTCTGCTGCGGATTCCTTATAAAATCCTCTGAGCTTCCATTTCGCCCGACGTTCAGTGTCGTTTCTGTCAAACAGAACAAAGATTGGTTCAAAGTTCGGTGTGAATAGACCTGTATTGAAGCACATCTCCGTGTCCGTTTCGTATATGTAATTGCGCTCGGGGTTAGCTTTTTGCTGCGCCCGGAGACGATTGAACGTATGGTAGACGTAATTTTCTAAGATGATGTTTTTCCGCGTACCGGGTGTTTCAGCGTAGCTCCAACGTTCCGGACGCGCCATATCGGCCAATTCCTGAACGGAGCTGCTGAAATTTCCAAGATACGCATATTTTCTGAGAGTGGGGACTGAATAATTAGTCATAAAAGGCTCCTTCCTATAAGGAATACGCCATTTTTATTCCCTGAAAGCTTGACATTTAATGAAACCTCTAGTATAATGTCAACAGGAAACGTTGTAGGCCGCTATTCCGCTAATGTTTTAATGCTTACAGTAAATAGGCTAATGCCAGATACAGAGAGACACCGCAACGTGCAAATTGGAACGGTGTCTTTCTCTTTTTAGAGGCTTCAACAAGAATTATACCATATCTTCTTGTTTTTTACAACCCCTAACAAAAAATCCCCCTGCACCAGCCCTTTACGGGTCATGGTACAGGGGGATTATCATTTTACGCTGACTTTGCGCTGACTCAGCCCAGATTCAGCGTATTCTGGGCAGCGGCCTGCTTGGCGGCGACGTGATTGGCGTCGATCTGGGCCTCAATACGGTTTTTGAGGTACTGGGTCGTATTGCCGAAGTTGCTATTGATGTAGTCCTGCGCGTCGCTGCTCATGCTTTTCAGCGCGGCGGACACGGCCTTCATAAGTGCTTCCTTCTGTTCGGCCTCCTTGAAGGTCCCGGCGGTCTTCAAATCGTTGACGTAGGTCTGGTTCATTGCGGCCACGGCATCGGACACCGCACTTCCAATTTCCCGGACGAGGCGCTGCACCTTGATGTCGTTGGTCTTTGCCGCGATGAACTCGATGAACACAGCAATGCCTTTCTAGATGCAGGCGGTCACGATGGGGACGCAGACCAGCAGGGCGACGTACAGCAGACTTCTCGTAAACTCATTCATGTTCGGTTGCTCCTTTCATTCAGTGGACCTGATTCTTCAGGCTGTTCATCCGCTTGTCGCCTTCGATGGCGGCAGCGGTGAAGCTGTTGTTCTTCCACCATGCGGCCAGCGCAGCACCGACGGTGAAGCCGGTGGAGATCATCTGCTCGAGCTGAGCGTTGTCGATGGGCAGCAAAGGCTTGCCCGCTGCGCTGAGCAGCTGATTTGCAAGGGCGAGGCCCAGCGCTGCGGTACGGATCAGAGTGCCAGCGGAGATCTTCTTTTTCATGTCAGTCCTTGCCTTTCTCGGGCGTCTCGGCCCGCTGCTTGAGGATGTCGATGGCCTTGGTGATGGCTGCGGGAATGGGCAGACCCATCAGGCCGGCATTTTCGACGATGGAGATGGCCTCGTTGGCCGAAAAGCCGATGATCGCCGCGTCGCGGACGAAGCTG